TCAAACTTCGTTCCACGGCAGCAGCACCCGAACATCGTATTGCAGAATATCCTCTATATCGGCTATGCGCAGCAGCAGTCGGTCCATTTCCGTATAGTGAACGGGATATTCCGCCATGGTTGTATATCTTTCTACATAGGTTCTTAAAGAAGGCATATGAATGCCGATCACGTTAGGATCATCCTTATGCCGCACGTAAACGTGATCCGGAACGGCGACGGCCAGTGCGTCCGCATCCAGCTCGTCGGAGGGATAAGCTTCGAACGGCGCATCCAACCGAATATATAAGGTCTGCCCCCAGTCCGTTCCTCTCATCTCCGTAAGCATGACCCAAACAGGCAATTGATGCCCGGCGTCCCCGTCTCTCTCATATAATACATGCAATTTACCATTGTCCATTCCAGAGGCTCCTCCCTATTCCGTCTCGTCCGTATTCACCAGACATCCCTGTAATATCGTCTATCCCTATTCACAAGGCTTCCCTCCCAAATCGTCACATCCCTATTCACAAGACTTCTCTCTTATATTCCACATCCAAATTCGCACAACTTCCCTCCCTCTATCGTCTCCTCCATATCGTACAAGAACTTACCTCGCTGTATTCTTCAGCTGCTTCTTCCGCGCGGTTTGTCTGGCGAGCTGTGCAAGAAGCCGTTCTGCCGCTTCGGGTTGATCATAGCCGCATACTTTCGCCGAGAGCGAAGCCAGTTTAGCGCGCAGATTGCGGTCAGAGCGTTCCTGACGCATGCGTGCCGCCATTCGTTCAAGCCGAGTCTCCGCGAAGGAGAGCGGCACGCCGAACGCGCCTGCGATCAACCGGGGAAAGTGGGGCTGGTGCCTGAGATGCTCTAGCTCTTTCAGGATGTGGTAGGGTATTGCGCTATAAAGCTGGAAGTGCGCCGCTTGCGATTCTTGCAGATCGACAAAAGCCGGCGGCAATTGGCGCTGATCCCCAGAATGAAGAGCCGGATGAGCAAGCTCGTGAAAAAACGCGAGTCTCTGCTCGGCTTGATCCAAGTGAATATTCAGGAAAATCATGAAAAACCCTTCTTCGTCGAAGATTACCTTGGTACTCCCCTGCGTGTAGGCGAGATGGGCCCCGAACAGCGTGGCGATATGATCCAGATCATCCAGATCCCCCGGGTAATGAATGCCGTTCTTCTCATAGACAGATCCGATCCAAAGCTCCAAATCGGTCGGGCGATACAGCTCGAAATCCAGCTCTTCCATAATGCTCCTCCTACTTATAAGAATGTATGTTCGTATGTATGGCCAAAAATAAAACCCGCATGGGGTTCTGATGCTAGTCTTGGTTGTTGTAAGGTTGCCCTTCCTTGCGGCGCTTCTCCTTGAATGCGCGAAACATCTCGAGCTCGCGCTTCAGGTGTTCCGCTTCCTCCTCGTCCATTTCCTCCGGCGGTCCGCCGAGAAAGGCGAGATAGACAGGAGCCAAACCCTCCTCCTGGGAGGACTGGATGGGAGTCTTCGCTTCGGGGTCATCCGTAAGTCCCAGCAAATAATCGGCATTTGTCTGCAGCGCGTCCACCAGCGAAGATAATGTTTCTAGAGGCGGAACGCTTCGGCCCTGCTCGTAATTGCTGATCGCGGCCTTGGTCAGGTCAATTTGTCGCGCGAGCTGCTCTTGCGTTAGTTTATGAAGCTTTCTGCGTTCCGTTAACCGATCGGCTCTGAACAAGGGGATCTCTCCTTCTTAGGATGACAAAAATCTTGCGGAGGCAAAGTACAAGTATATTGTACATGATACAGCTGAAAAAGCAATAAAAAACAAGATTCTTGTACTTTTGGATTGACTAAGCGATCATTTGTTCGTACCATAAATCTATAAGTACAAGATTCTTGTACTTTTGATGTTCAAGTCTATATTGCTTTTTACTTTAAGGGGGGACCTACATGAACGGAAAAACCGCGATGACTTATTTGGCCAAGCCTACAACGGATGAGAAGAAGCAGGCGCAGCGTTTGCTTCGCAATTATATTGAACTAAAGAGGGTCGTGGAGGATTACAAGGAGCATGAAGAATTGATTAAAACGACGCTATATGAGAGCGAAAGGACGCGCAGACTGGACGGCGAGGATTTGTACGGCAATCGGACGGCCAACGCCGTCCAGGTCGCGCATAATCAGAAGCTGGCGGCGGAGGAATGCGAGTTGGTCAGCGGAGCGATCGAGCGGGCGGTTGGGATGATTCGGGACGATGAGGCCCGGCAGGCGGTCACGCTTCGTTATTTAAAGGGACACTCGTATTCGGAGACGCTCTACTATATGAGACGCGGCGAAAAAAGCTCAACGCTGGACCGACGCTTAAACGACGGCGTTTCTTCCGTTGCGAGTACATTGAAGCTTTGGGGGCTGCTGGCGTGGGAAGGAAAGGCTTGAACTCGCTGGGCTGCGGCAAAAGTCGACAGCATTCACCGAAAAAAGGTATAATACGGATGGCATTAACAATTTATTATCGGTGGTGAGTGTTATTCTTTATTTAGCAGCGTTTCTGCTGTCTTTTCTTGTCGTGTATATTCTGATTCCGCCTTTCAGCAAGCTGGCCTTCAAGCTCGATTTTGTGGACAAGCCCCGTAAGGACGTCGAACGCAAACTGCACCGGGAACCCATTCCGCTAACCGCGAGTTATGCGATATTTATAGGATTTTTTGCCGCGTATTTGGCTGTCTCCAGAGAAATTACATGGGAGACCGGCGCGTTGTTCGCAGGCGGCATTTTGCTGCTGGCCATCGGAACGTTGGACGATTGGTACAAGACTAAGGGCAAAGATTTCCCGGCTCTGCCGAAGTTGATCGTGCAGTTGTCGGCGGCCGTGCTTGTCTACGTTTCCGGCAACGTGTTCACGGGTTTCTATAATCCGTTCTCCGGCGACTACATCGTATTGCCGGTCATCCTGCAGTTCGTCCTGACGATCCTCTGGATTTTCGGCGTGACGACGGTCATCAATTTCTCGGATGGGCTGGACGGACTGGCGGGCGGGCTTTCGGCCATCTCTGCCGCCACTCTTTTTATTGTAGCTTTGACGATGGGCCAGTCCAATTCGGCCATTATGGCTATTATATTGGTGGGGGTTACGCTAGCTTATCTCAAATACAACAAACCTCCCGCCAAAGTGTTTATGGGAGACGCCGGCGCGACGTTCCTAGGCTTCCTGCTGGCTGTGATCGCGCTTGACGGCGCGTTCAAGCAAGCAACGGTCTTGTCTTTATTTATCCCGATCCTGGCGCTTGGCGTGCCGATCTTCGACAACCTGTTCGTTGTCGTCAAACGTTTTATGCAAGGCAAGCCGATGTACCAGGCGGATGCCAGCCAGGCCCATTACCGTTTGCTGCGGGCGGGACTCAATCACAAGCAGGCGCTGATGGTACTCATGCTGCTAAGCACTTGCTTAGGTTTATCTTCTATTATTTTGATGCTGGTGCAAGTTTAGAACGAACTTATATTCTCTTAAGTAAGCCCCTTTGCGGACCTGTCCGTTAGAGGGGCTTTTTTTGTTGTGTCATAGTCCTACGGGGCAAAGTGGGGGTAAATTGGGGAGCACTCGGGGCGATTCCCGTGCTAAGATTTAGTTGTCGAAATACGAACAAACGTTCTAGTTTCGAGGTAAGAGAAAGGAGGTTGGGAATCGTTGCACAATACGGAATCCCATTGGACGACAGGTACAAAGGAGGCGGTGCGCGGTGGCTGTAACGGCCAATAGCATAAGGACGGGCATGATCGCGATGCTGGCGGCCAAGCTCCCCGCATACGACGTAATCGGCGACGCGCCGGCCAGCGTCGATGCCATGCAACTGCTGGTCGAGCTGCCAGCCGTGTCGCAGACGGCGATGCTTGGCAACATGTGCAGCCGAACATTCGGCTTCGCCATCCATTATTCGGATGGAGGAGGCGGCGCGGCCGAACTGCATGGAGTGGCGGAGCAATTGTACGAAGCGCTGGATCAAGTGGACTTGGGCGGCGTGCGTTATCGAACGACGAATATGCGTCACGAGGTCGCGGACGGGAAGCTGGCTTTCCGCTTCGAGATGGTGATGCGGCTGCGGCGAACCGAGCAGGAGCTTCCCAAGATGGGCGCGTTGGAACAGGAGGCGGGCGTCAAATGACAAAATCGACGGCCAAGGAAGAGCCAAGGTTCACGAAAGTGCAGTTGCTGCGCGGACGCGGCTGGAGCTCCAGAGAACGAGAACAGCTCGCTGCCTTGCTGAAGGACGAAGAGTCGTACACGGTTCAGCAAGCGAAGCGGCTAACCCAAACTTTTACGAATAGGAGAGTGGAGTAACATGACCGGAGGAAATTGGACGGTAACGAACAAAACAAGACCAGGCGTATACGTAAACTTCAAAAATGCGCCGCAGCCGCTGGGAGCGGTTGGCGAAAGAGGCGTAGCTACCTTGCCGGCGATCCTGCCGTGGGGGGCATCCAAGCAACTGATCGCGATCGAGGCGGGCGAAAACACGATGGACAAGCTCGGCTACCCGGTGTCGGCGCCGGAGCTGCTGCTGGTGCGCGAGACGCTAAAGCGGGCGAAAACGCTCCTGCTGTATCGCGTAAATGAGGGCGTTAAGGCTACGGCGACAGCCGGCGAGCTGGTTGCGACCGCGCGATATGGCGGCGTTCGAGGCAACGACATTACAATTGTTGTCGAGACGAATGTGGACAACGCAGCGTTGTTCGACGTCAGAACGTTAGTGGCTGGCGCGGAGTTGGATGCGCAGACGGTGGCCGACATTGCGGGGCTGCAGGATAACGCTTGGGTGACGTGGAATGCGACCGGCGATTTGGCTGCCAGCGCGGGCATTCCGCTTGCAGGCGGCTCGAACGGCACGGCTGCGGCCCAGGATTATTCGGATTACCTGGACGCGATCGAGACGCAGCAGTTCCAGGCGATGGCTCTGCCGTCGACCGACACAGATCTGAAGGCCGTATTCGTTGCCTTCGTAAACGGACTTCGGAACAATGAGGGACGCAAAGCGACGCTTGTTCTGGAGAACTATCCCGGTGCCGACAGCGAGGGCGTCATCAGCGTCAAAAACGGCGTCGTTCTGGAGGATGGCGCCGCGTTGACGGCGGCACAAGCGACGGCATGGGTAGCGGGAGCATCGGCAGCCGCCGGCGTGAACGAATCGCTCACTTACGCTTCGTACGACGGCGCGGTGGACGCGTCTCCGCGTTACACGCATACGCAGACAACGACGGCTTTGCAGAACGGTGAGTTCTTATTCACGCAGGATGGCGGAAGAGCGTTTGTCGAGCAGGACATTAACTCGCTCACTTCGTTCTCTCCGGACAAGGGACGCACCTTCTCTAAGAACCGCGTTATTCGAGCGCTGGATGCCATCAATAACGATCTGTCCGGATTGTTCAGCAACTATTATATTGGCAAAATCTCCAACGATGCCAATGGCCGGGAGCTGTTCAAGAACGAATGCGTCAACTATTTGACGAATCTGGTGAATTTGGGCGCTCTTCAGAACTTCGACCCCGGAGCCGACGTAATCGTGCAGCCGATCGAAGGGCAGACTGACGGCGTATTGGTCGAGCTGCGCGTGCAGCCGGTGGATGCCGTCGAAAAAATCTATATTTCCGTGGAGGTAGTCTAATATGGCCTATATGAATGTAGAAGATACGATTAGCGGCAAGCAAGCGAAGGCGATTATAAAGATCGGCAAACAGCAGGAGGAATTGTTCTACGCCAAGACGGGCGAAGCGACGATCGAGAAGACAAAAGCGGACGTGCCGATGCTCGGCAAAACGTCTATCGGCAAAAAAACGATGGGCTGGACGGGAACCGGCACGCTGACGATTTATTATGTCACATCCAAATTCCGCCAGCTTATGGAGGAATACGCTGCGAAAGGCACGGACTTTTATTTCGAACTTATGATCGTGAACGAGGACCCGGCTTCCCGCACGGGCAAGCAGGCGGTCACGCTGAAGCGCTGCAACTTGGACAGCGTGCTTCTGGCGAAGTTCGACGCGGCCGGAGAGGACACGTTGGAGGAGGAACTTCCGTTCACCTTCGAGGACTTCACGATTAACACACCTTTCACGGCGCTGTAGACATCCCTAGCAACGACAAATTAAAGGAGGCTATTGTAGATGAGCACACTGCAACAATTTTTGAATCGGCATCCCGTGGACAACCTGACGGAGGAGGTCGTCATCTCCGACCGGTTCCGCGATGAAGAGGGCCAGTTGATGAAGTTCACGATCCGCGCCATGAGCGCCGACGATATGGCTTCCTATCAAAAGCGGGCGATGAAGATCAACCCCAAGAGCAAGGACCGCAAGGTGGAGATCGACTCCGGCGCCATTACGAAAGCGATCGTGGTGAACCACACGGTGAACCCGAGCTTCAAGGATGCGGAGAGCATTCGCGAGCTTGGCTGCTTCGATGCGGACAGCTACCTGCAGAAGGTGCTGCTGGCCGGCGAGATCGAGGAGCTGGCGAAGGAGATTCAGCGCATCTCGGGTTATAACACGAACTTCGAGGAGCTCGTCGACGAAGCAAAAAACTAATTCGCGAGGGCGACAGCGACGCGAACTACGCGTACTACGCCCTCATGAAATTCCATATGACGCCGCGCGAATACATGGGTCAGACTCGAGAGGAGAAGGCGTTTATGATCGCCTGCATCCAGGAGCGGATCGCCGAGGAGAAGAAGCAGGCGGCGCGGCGGAAGTAAGGAAAAAATTCAGAGCGGAGGCGCGTAGCGATACGTGCCTTTTTGCATTGGAGAGGTGGTGATGGAATTGAGTACGGCGAAGGCGCTGGATACGCAGCAGAGAAAGCTTCTTGGCTCGGTACGCGGTTTGTCGGGAATGATGCGGTTGGCTGCCAGGGCAGCTGAGGGCTTGAACCGATCCATGTCGGCCTATGACGCTCAAGCGCCGGAACGGTTGAACAAGAGCGTGGAACGAATGGAGCGCGCCGTTCAACGGTTAGTCGACCCCATGACGGAAGCGGCATCCAGCCTGGCGGATATGAATGCCGCTATTCGGGAAACGAGCGGGCGGCTGGCCGGCATGACCAAGCATATGAGCGCTATGCAGCTGACCGCACGGGCCTCAGCGACTGCGAGCGTGTCGGGCTCAAGCCCGGCTTTGGCTGCAGCCGTTGGGTCGGACAAGCAAGATCAGAAGAAGCAGATCGAGGATAAGGTCAAGAAGGACGTGCTCCCTGCGTTTGCCAGAGTTGGCGAAATGCTGACGAGCGCTATTCCTATATTCGAACTGAATCAAAAGGTAGAGCAAGCGAGCGGAGAAAATAAACTTAGCGATCAGCAGGAGAAGTCGGAAAAGCAGGCTGCAGGTGAAGAGACTGCCCGAATGCAAGCCTCCAAGGCAGTCGAGACGGCCAGTAAGGCGATGGCGGCGGTAGAGAAATCGACGCAGGTGAAAGAGGAGAAGGAATCTGGAAACCAGTTAGTTAATACTGCCGATCTGGTGGATAAAGCTTTAAATGAGTTTAAAACCAGCGAGCAGCAGGAGAAGTCGGAAAAGCAGGCTGCAAGCGAAGAGACTGCCCAAATGCAAGCCTCTAAGGTAGTCGAGACGGCCAGTAGGGCGATGGCGGTAGTAGAGAAATCGACGCAGGCGAAAGAGGAGAAGGAATCTGGAAACCAGTTAGTTAATACTGCCGATCTGGTGGATAAAGCTTTAAATGAGTTTAAAACCAGCGAGCAAGCGAAGCCGGCGGTAAACAGCGATGTAGATCGGGGCGAATCGCTGGCAAAATTAGCGGCGGATGCTAGCAAGGCAGCAGCTTCAGCCGAGAAAACCAAACAGGTGAAGCAAACATCGCAAAACAATGCGGATCAAGAAGGGAAGCTGGCGAAAACGGTGGAGGTTGCTGCTAAAGCAATTTCCGAGCAGGAAAAAGCTCAGCAAAGAAAACAAATGGAAATGTCGGTGAAATCTACCGAGCAGCAAGCTTCACGGGAGGCGGTCGCAAACAACGCTCTTACCGCTAATAATGTGGCAGGGAGCACGGCTCCAACCACAGGGGTTATGAACAATAGCGGACAGGCTGTTCCTAACGTGGCACCCATGCCCAATCTCAAAGATCAGGTGGCGGGATTGAATCAAGCTTTCAACTTGTTCATGACGCAGAATGCCGCTGTATCGGCTTTTGTTGTTGATAATTGGGGGGCATTCGAGCATGTCTACAAGGGAGTGAACGCGGCAATCTCGGCTTATAACACGCTCCAGCTCATTAGCAGAGCCTACACCGTCCTTGTTACTGTGGCGCAGCAAGGGCAGCAGTTAGCCACACTTGGACTCAAGAATGCTTGGGCAGCTATGAATGCTACGATGAAGGCCAATGTGTTTATTCTCATTGCTTCCGCAATCGTTGGCATTGTCATGGCGCTCATCTCGCTCTGGAAGACCAATGATCAGTTTGCGGCTTTCTTCATTCGGATCTGGCACTGGATCCTGGGATTCGTCGATCAAATTCCGATTTTTTTCCTCGGTATGGTTGAAGGCGTATTGAATGTGTTCAAAAGGTTCTCGGAGATTATTTCCAAGTTTTTTGGCTGGTTTTATCAGAAGTTCCAAGGGCTAATCGAAATATATAACGAGATATTCGATAAGGATTTCAAGTTACCTTCTCCAGAATCAGTAGAAGATTGGGCGGATGGGAATCTTCAAGTGGTACGTGCTTTGAAGGTGGGTATGGAAGGAGTCGCCGCCAAGAAGGCCGCAGATAATGAAGCCGAACTGGCGAAGTTTCTGAAGGATCGAGAGGATGCGCGAAACAAGGAAGCAGAGGCGGAGCAGCCACTGAATGCCGGTATGCCAGCTGTTGCGCAGGCGGAGGCCGTCGTGGTCGGCGGAGGTCGCCTCGACGAGGTTGGCCGCGTAAACGATACCGTCGAAATCAACAGCGAGGATTTGAAGACGATGCGTGAGCTTGCGGAGCTGAAGAACATCCAAAACTTTGTCACGCTGACGCCTTCGGTGAACGTGCAGACGGGCGATATTCGTAACGGCATGGATGTTAGCTCCATGGTTCAAGCCATTACCGTAGTGTTGCAGGAAGAGATCGCGGCATCGGCGGAAGGGGTGTACGCATGAGTTATTGGATGGAGCTGAGCTTTAACAACCGGCAAGAGTGGTTCTATATTCCCGTGCTGCCGGCTTCCATCGAAATGTCGGAGAGCGGAAGCGGCTCCACGTTCAACGTGGCCGCTCTGGGGGAAATCAACGTCATCAAGGACAGGAAGCTGTCGGAGTACAGCTTCGCGAGCTTTTTCCCGAAAGAAGGTTCGCCCTTCTGGCCGGAGCTCGTGAAACCGGCTCCCGAGGACACCGGGGCACCGCGGGTGAAGGAAGATTTTAAGCCGCCCGGGGAGTGCGTCAAGCTGATTATGAAATGGATGGAGTCCAAGCGGCCCATTCGACTCAAATATAAAGGCTCGACCTTCGACATCGACTCGGCGGTCAGCATCGAATCATTCCAATGGAAGGAAACGGCTGGCGGCGGAGGAGACATTGAGTATTCCATTAAGCTGAAACATTACGTATTCTACTCGGCCCGGAAGATGACGGTACAGAATGGTCAAGCGACTTCCCCGTCTTCGAAGCGCCCTGATGAAAGGGTACAGCCCAAGACTTATACGCTCCGAGCCGGAGACTCGCTGTGGAAGGTGGCGCAGTCCATGCTGGGCGACGGTTCACGCTGGGGAGAAATTCAGCGCCTTAATGGAATCAAGGACACCGAAATCAGACGGCTGCCCATCGGAAAGGTGCTGAAGCTGCCATGATCGAGGTGTTGGTGGACAACAAGAACGGCAACGTCTGGGATGTGTCGGAGCTGGCGGTCAGCATGAGCTGGCAGACCAGCCGAATCGGCAAGGCAGGCAGTCTGGATCTGACGCTGGTGAAAGGCGGACTCAATCAGTCGGCCGACTACCGCATTCAGAACGGCGATGTCATTTGGGCGAAAAAGGACGAGCAGCCGATCTTTTACGGCTATGTGTTTACGGTGGAAGACGGGCGCGGGGAGAGCATTCGAATCAAGGCGTTCGATCAGATCCGTTATTTGCTGACGGCGGACCACTACTCCTTCGAGAACAAACGGGCTTCCGACGTCATCCGTACCATTGCCGCCAAATATAAGCTGCGCACGGGGACGATCGCGGAGACGCCTTATGTCATTCCCGTGTTGATCGGCGATGGAGAGAAGCTGCTGGATCTGTGCGGCAAGGCACTGACGCTGACGTTAATCCACGGGGGCAAAAACTACGTCCTCTACGACGATTTTGGATCGTTGGCCCTGCGGAACGTAGAAGACCTGCTGGTTGACTTCTACATTGGGGACGGCAGCTTGCTGACGGATTACAGTATGTCTACCTCCATCGACGGGGATACGTACAACCGGATCGTGCTGTACAAAAACAATCAAACGACGGGCAAGCGGGATGTGTACATGGCTCAAGATAGCGCCAATATCGCGAAGTGGGGCATTCTCCAGCTTTACCAGTCCGTCGACGAAAATAAGAACGATGCGCAGATCAACGAACTGCTCACGACGCTTACGACGCTGCACAACCGGGAGTCGAAGACGCTCAAGCTCGACGCGCTGGGCGATCTCCGGGTCCGGGCGGGCAGCTACGTCCGGGTCTTGCTGCAGGAGCAGGGGCTGAATGCGCCGTTCCTCGTCAACGAATGCACGCATAAATTCGAAGGCGCCGTCCATACGATGTCGCTGGATGTGAAGGTGATTTCATGAGCATGTTGGATGTGATCAAAAAAGCCGGGATCGGCGCGGTAGAGGCCGGCCAGCCCGTGCAGGTGCAATTCGGCCAGGTCGTGTCGCTGCAGCCGCTTGCTGTCCGGCTAGACCAGAGACTGACGCTTCCGTCAGGCGCGCTTGTCGTGCCGGAAAGTCTGGCAGCTCGCGCGCTTGCCGTCGGAGACAGCCTGATTCTGCTTCGAATGCAGGGCGGCCAGAGCTACGTGGTGTTGGATCGGATGGTGACGCCATGATTCCGACGGGAGCATCGATCGATGCGTCGACCGAGAGGGCGGAGCTGCCGTCCCGTACATGGCGGATCGACTTCGAGAAGGGTCGGGCCGGCGGGATGACGAATGGACTGGAAGCCGTTCGGCAAGCTGTGTATAAAATTTTGCAGACCGAGCGCTTCAAATACCTCATCTACAGCTCCGATTACGGGTGCGAATTGAGAAGCCTAGTCGGACGCAGTCCGTCAGCGATTCCGATGGAGGCCGAGCGGATGCTGAAAGAGGCGCTTGGCCAAGACGAAAGAATCGAAGGAATAGAGGGGATAGAGACTGTGGTAAGGGGCGACCAGGCAGTCATTACGTTTACGGTCGTCACCAGCCACGGCTCGTTCTCTTCTACTTGGGAGGTGATGACTTGAACGAAGGGACAACGATGGAGAGCATTATGGGGCGCATGTTGGACCGCATTCCGAACGATCTCGACAAGCGGGAGGGCAGCATCATCTACGATGCTCTAGCTCCTGCAGCGGCCGAGCTTGCGCAACTGCATATCGAATTGGACTTGCAGCTGCGATTTGCATACGGCACGACATCCAGCGGCGAATATTTGGCGTTGCGCACGGCGGACTACGGCGTGGATCGACAGCTTGCCTCCCCTTCGCGCCGCGAAGGATTGTTTTTTGGCAGCGGGGATGAACCGCTTGACGTTCCGATCGGCAGCAGATATAGCGCCGAGGATTTGAATTATGTCGTTCGGGAGAAAATGGGCAGCGGGGTGTTCGTGCTCGAATGCGAGACGCCTGGCGCGGCTGGCAATACGTATTATGGCCCCTTGCTTCCGGTTGATTACGTGAATGGTCTTGATCGGGCTGAACTGGGGGACGTGCTGGTGCCGGGCGAGGACGACGAGTCGGACGAAGCTCTGCGAGCGCGTTACTTGCACCGGGTACGCAATCCCTCCAGCGGAGGCAATGCGGCGGATTATCGGGACTGGGCGATGTCGGTCGCGGGAGTCGGCGGGGCGAAGGTGTATCCGTTATGGGACGGACCCGGCACGGTAAAGGTCGTCATCGTGGATAGCGACAAAAGGCCAGCCAGTCCGACTCTGGTGGAGGAGACGGCTGGACAAATCGAGACGAAACGCCCCATCGGCGCGGCGGTAACGGTGGTGTCTGCCTCGGCGGCTCCAATCACAGTGGCATCTACAGTCGTGTTGGCGGCTGGTTATACACTGCAGGCCGTTACGGATGCTTTTGCTGCGGCGCTCGAGACTCACTTCCGTTCCATTGCGTTCTCGGCTTCCTATGTCAGCATTGCCGGTATCGGGGTTCTACTGCTATCCGTGCCTGGCGTGCTGGATTATTCGGGACTGACCTTGAACGGCGGAACGGGCAACGTCGCGCTGGATGACGAAGAAATTCCTACTCTGGCCGACGCCGAATTGGGGGTGTAGACCATGCCATATCCGGATGAGATAGAGGTATTCCCCGAGAAATTGAACAAGCGGGCTGACGGAACAGCCTATACGGTTCAGGAACAGCTGAGGATGACTGATGGGAAATTCGAGGGGATGCTCGCTCATGACAATATAGCCAATAGTACTGTTCGTGTATATACCGGTCCGAATATGGGTGGTACCGAGATTACGGCCTTTACCGTATCTATTCCAGCGGATACACCTTGGCGGAGGTATATTCGTGTATTCGCTAATGTCGAAGCGGTTTATGTCACGTACCAGACGCCAGGCGACCAAGTAGATGCAGATGACATTAATCGACTACAGACCGCTGTATCGGCTGTGCAAACGGAAGTCGTGCAGTATAAGGGCAATGGCATCATCGACGGCGGATATTTTGATGAGGAGATGTAGCGAATGGCACAAACCATATTGATTATGCGCGGTACGAAAGCGCAATTGCAGGCTCATGGCGCAATGCAAAGCGGCGAGATGGGTTTCTGCAGCGATACGAAAGAAGTTTTTATCGGAGACGGGACGTCTAACGTCTTTGTAGGCCGGGTGATGTCTGGGGCATATGCAGCACGGCCATCGGCCGCCAGCTCTGGCCGTATGTATTACGTCACGACTGGTGAAAACATTGGACGCTTGTATCTGGACACCGGCACAGCCTGGGCGAATGTGAATGTACTCGACTTGGCTGACCTAACCGGCGATCTGGACGATATTGCGGATGGCGCGACCTTCGGCAAGGTGCGACTGACGGAGTTGACCGGAGGTCGTGTGAGTCGGGTATCCGACGGAACGAACACGAAGACGGCAGCGGAGATCAAGACGCATATTGACGATGCCACTCGGCACCGCATTATTAATGACACCGGGACCTCTCCAACCGAGTTATGGTCTGCGCAGAAGGTCAAGAACGAGCTGGATCTGGCGCGTGCGGGACAAGAGTATCAGGACAGCGTCAAGGATAAGGACTTGGCCGCGCCTCCCGGATCGCCTGCTGCCAAGGATCGTTATATCATCGGCGCATCTCCAACGGGTGCCTGGGCAAGCCGCGCAAACCAGATAGCTGAATGGACAGGCTCGGCTTGGAGCTTTATCGTACCGTCGGTCGGCATGACTTGTATCGTCGATGACGAAGCGAAGCAGTACACCTACAACGGAACGGCGTGGGTGCGTACTGGCGGCGCGTTGCAGACGATCGCAGCAGGTAACGGCCTGACTGGAGGCGGCACTGCGGATACGGTGACGTTGACAGTTGGGGCTGGCAACGGCATTACTGTCGGATCGACAACGGTTGCGGCCAAGCCGGGTAAGGGTATTCTAGTCAATGGCACTGGCATTGAAGCTAATATAGATGCGGCCAGCATCGTTTACGATGCCGCCAACGGCAACCGCCTCATGGTCGCGGTCGTCGATGGCGGGACGTTCTAAGGGGGCTACAGGATGCCCAGAAATGTATTAATGCAGGTGCGTCGAGGTCTGGAAGCGGACATCGGCACCTTAGAAACAGGTGAGCTTGGATTCTGCACGGATACGAAAAAACTGTACATTGGCTCTGCAGGTGGAAATGTACTGCTCGTTGCCGCTCAGACCGCAGGCGACATGCTCAAGAGTATCTACGACACGAACAATAACGGCAAAGTGGATAGCGCAGATGCGGCGGATAGTGTGCCTTGGGCTGGAGTTAGCGGCAAACCTGCAACGTTTGCACCAACTGCCCATCAGCATAGCGGCGCGGACATCGCGTCCGGTACCGTTGCAGCAGCGCGGCTCCCTACGGCGAGTACGAGCGCTGCGGGCATTGCGCAATTGAATAGTGCGACGAATAGCACTAGCACGACGCAAGCTGCTACGCCAAGCGCGGTCAAAGCTGCCTATGATCTGGCAGTGGGCAAGCTTTCTCCCGGAGTCACATGGGGTCAATTGCGAGGTGGTGTTTGATGTCCTACGGCGATGGTCAATACGGAACACTTTTGTTTGGACATACGGCAGCGCCTCCGGAACCGCCCGATGTGATGCCGCCTGACTTGATGGCGTACCTGCCGGCATATTGGCACGGCATACGCGACATGGTTGAGTTGCAGACGACGCTTGCTGAGGAACTGGGTATTTCCATCGCGTTTGCCGCTGATTTGGCGAATCAGTTTTACGTGTCAACGGCGACCTGGGGGCTTTCTTACTGGGAGCAGGAGTTTGGGTTGGCGACTGACCCGTCCATGTCGTACGAATGGCGTCGCGAGATCATTTTCGCCAAGCTTCGCGGTCATGGCACAGTAAGCAAACAGATGCTGATCGGCGTTGCTGCTGCTTTTAGTGGCGGCGAGGTCGACGTGCTGGAATATCCGGACGAATATCGGTTCGTGATCCAGTTTATCGGGGTGCTAGGCGTTCCGGCTAACTTGGCCGGATTCATGGCGATGCTGGAGCAGATCAAGCCCGCGCATCTGTCCGTTTCGTTCCTCTACACGTACACCACATGGGATATGGTGTCTGATCTGACATGGCAAGAAGCAGGAACGCGGACATGGGGGCAATTACGAACATATGGAGGAGGATAACGAATGCAGTTAACATCGAATTTAAATTTGAAGAAGCCGGAATCGACGGATAATGTCAATATTGACGATCTGAATAGCAATTCAGATATTCTGGATGCCGAAGTAACGAGGCTGGCGAGCACTACGGAAGCAGGCCGAATGTCAGCAGCGGACAAAACGAAGCTCAATGGTATCGCGGCCGGAGCTCAGGTGAACGCCGTGAGTAGTGTTGCAGGCAAGACTGGTGCTGTTGCACTTGCCAAGGCAGACGTCGGACTCGGCAACGTGGACAACGTTCAGCAAGCTCCAATCACGCATGTTGGAACTGGCGGCGCAGCCCACGCTACAGCAACGACATCTACAGCGGGGTTTATATCCGCTTCGGACCAGACCAAGCTAAATGGCATTGCGTCCGGAGCACAGGTCAACCGCCCGCTAGCAACGCAAGCCCAAGCGGAAGCTGGAACCGACAACACGACGGATATGACTCCGCTGCGGGTAGCGCAAGCAATTTCAGCGCTTGCTCCATCTTCCCCGGTACAAAGTGTAGCAGGAAAAACAGGAGCGGTAACGCTGGTCAAAGGCGATGTTGGACTCGGTAACGTCGATAACGTGCAACAGGCCCCGCTTTCACATGTTGGAACTGGCGGAAACGCTCACGCTGCGGCTACCACATCGACAGCGGGTTTTTTGTCCGCGTCGGACAAAACAAAGCTCGACGGGATCGCTTCAGGGGCACAAGCCAACCGTTCGATCGCTACGCAAGCGCAGGCAGAGGCTGGTATAGACGATACGACGGATATGACGCCGCTCCGGACAAAGCAAGCAATCGATAGCCGCAACGACTTGAATCGTTCGCGAGGGGCGATATCACCAAACTCGGATTTTAACAATTACACTATTATGGGCGTTTATGTTGCAAGTGTTATATCCAGTTCACCTAATCGTCCTCCCGCATCTGCTGATTACGGTATCCTTGAAGTTGTAAGGGATGGCGGATATTTGATACAACGATACACTGAAATTCTAGAAGGAGCAACATTTCAAAGGACTCATTATAACGGGTCTAATTGGTCGCCATGGAGAAGTGCGGGAGGTGAAGGGACGTTGGATGTAATAAAGAGTTACCCATTATTCGAAGGAAAACCGCTTACTCCAGGAGCGCCCGTTAACCTGCGGCCAGATGGGACAGTCAAATCATTTCCTGTGGGCGAGTATGGGCTTATAAACGACTACCCAACGACAACAGATACAGACCTGTCCTATCGACCTGAAATACAGGTTTCCTTCAAGGTAGACAGCACTACATTCTTGGGTTTCGAGCAAAGGAGTAGCGGATCGGAATGGCAAGTTCGGGTAATTAAATTCGATGCAAACGGCAATGCCACGTTCGGGACGCCAGTTGTTTTCAACGGTAATATCAGCGCCGCATTTGGTGTAGATAGTGTAATGTCCTATTGCGCGGTAATGGGAAATGGAAACGTAGCGCTTGTTACTGGAACGGGTAGCGGGCTGGCTTCGGGCAATATAACCCTTTACGCACTAACTATATCAGGCACAACCATTACATTAGGCTCTCCGCATGTAATCTTTTCATGGTCAACTGGTGTGACGTATATAGCAAGATTAGAAGTAATTAATATGTCGTCTACAAGCCTAGTTGTAAACTTCACTGCAGGAGGCCAGATGCTCGGAGTAGTTGCCGCCACATATTCAGGTAGAGTATTTACAGCTGCCTCACCTGTTTACCCTTCGCTATCAGGTTTGTCTGGATCAGGGTCTTACTTTGCATCAGCATCGATAGCAGCGGGTAAACTGCTATATGCCGTAACATTGGGGACTAACTATGTTAGGGTATTTGCAGCTACGTTGTCGGGAACTACCTTATCTTTTGGCAACATAATTCAATGCGGTGCAGCAGGAAACGAGTATTATATACAGTTTGTACAAAAGTTAGATGACAATAGAGCGGTAGTCTGCTACGGGACTACAACTTCAGGAGTCTATCTTGATATAGTTACAGTTTCAGGCACAACGTCGTCTCTGCCTCAAGCTACTATGACAAACTCAATATTCAAGGGTACCACCTCTTATCTGAATTATATTTATCCAGCAGCGGCAAATACTTCTATGCCAATGTCTTTTACGATAGGTTCGACGCTTACTGGCAGTACTCGCTTAATAGTCGTTAGGTTCAATACAAACAACACGATGACAAAGTTGCTCGATGACGCATCAACATTCAATGTGACACAACACGCATTTACCGACATAGTTGGGTATGATTATGTTACAAGACGATGGTTTGGATACGGTCGCTATAGTAATGGTCCAGGTATCCCAGGCTCCATCGTTGGCTCTATAACTTCGGGAAGCAGCCAATTAAACCTTAACAAAGTAATGGTAGCAAAATGGGATGGTGTAAGCACCAATAAAGTCACCCCTGAACATGCAACGAGATTAGTAGGTACCGACCCTGTAAATACCTACTCTGATGATGATCAATTCATTTACTTAGGCGGAGGTGGAAGTTCTCCGGTCAGAGCGTCTATGTACTTGGGTTCAGGCAAGGTTGCATTTCCCTATTGGAATCGGTTTCCCACAAATCTTGGCAGCTATTATCAAGGTTTTGTGAAAGTCATTGATCTTAGTGAAGCCGTTCTAACCAAAGGTATTGGAATTAGGGTAGGAATGGCAACTATTGATGGCCGTGTCATGCTAAAGGGTCTCCTTAAACTGCCTGGAGCTACGCTAACGGCCGGAGTAATATACATGTCAGATGCTTTTGGCGACCTATACCCGCTGGGTACGCAAACGAATAGGTCTAACTGGGCATGGACGACAGGAGATGGCCCAAGAAAGACAGGCGTTACAGTAGGTATGGCCATATCACCTTCAGAAATTATTATAGGTGACTACTTCTGGTAAAGGAGCGAATAAAATGAAAACACTATTCAACACTCTTAACGGTCAAATCGCAACGGTAAGCAGGCACATTGAGGCGACGGAAGCAGGTTACTTTGATGGCACCTCTATATATCACGATCCATCAGAATCTCTGGAAATTGTAGAGGTAGAATTGCCTGTAGACTATTCTCAAGGAAAGTACCTATACATTGCGGGCGAAGGGTTTGTTGCCAACCCGACGCATGATGACGGACTGAATGAGCTACGCGCAGAGCTTGCTGCTCAAAAGGCAACCAATGAAGACTTGCGTCTCATGATGGCCGACATTATCGCAAGTCTGTAGGGTATACTCTGATGGAAAGAGGTGAAATGTATGTTGACTCCATTGAAGGTTAAAATCGTAGCCCAAGCTTGTATCATCCGCTTCGACAGGGGCGAAGGTACAATTCAAGAAATCGTTGTGAGCTACGGCTTTACTCCCGAGAACAACTCTCTGATAAATGCTCAGATCGTTGCATTACGTCCAGAAATTGAAATTCCAGCTGCATAAGTAATAACGATATGTAGTTGATTTGGCCTCCAGCCATACGAGGGCTCCGCATAAGCGGGCCTATTTTATTGTAGGGAGTGACTAATCCTTGATTCAGACAATGAAAATCAATGGAGTCAATGTTGTTTATGCAATCGCAACTCTAGGCGTCGACGAGGCATTCGTTTCCTTCAAACTCGGTGCGACGGTCAAAGATATCGGGCAGGTGGCTGGCGCTGACGCTGCAATCGACTTCAATTCTGCTGGCACTGACAACGATATACCGATCGGGCGAGTTATAGCAGACGGCAAAACGGTAATTTCCGACAGTCCAAGACCAAAGCCCGCGACGAGCTCTTTATGTTGCCTGATGGATCATGGCATATCTGCAAGGCACCAGCTAACGCGTTTCATGCTGTACAAGGTTCTCCGCGCATTCTTAAGGATGGCAAGAGTTTTACCTCTGAAAGCGTTAAGCGGGACCAACTCTCCGACAGCTTCTGGAAAGGGCAGAACTACAGGGTCGCAGGCGGCGTAACAGCAGACGGTAGGCTGTATCAGCCCCGAACGCTCGACAAGGTCGATATGGACACGCTGGGAGGTATTATGCTCGGACTCGGCTGTACGAATGCAATAAATGGTGAAGAGGCTGCAGCGCCTACCCATAGCCGGATGATAACGGATGGGGTCGCAAAATGAGTGCATCACTTTGTAGCAAGGAAGGTGCCGCGAAGAAAAGCACATCGGTGGAAAGAGTGGGACAAGAAAATAATCGCTTAAATTCTAAATATCGTTCAATAAATTAACTTTTATATGCCACACAAAGGCTCCGCCCCAACCGGAGCCTTATTTTTATGAAATCGAGGTGAACGGATGGTGAAAGACGTTGCAACGTTTATCGCGGTCGTCGGGGCCATGTCCGGGATCAGCGGTATCTTCTTAGGCTGGATTGGGCGGGCCCGGGCGGCAAAACAGGAGCTCAAGGACGACGTGCACCGGGATGCGCGCATCAGCGCAGATATGGAATACATCAAACGGGGTATCGATGAAGTCCGGCTTGAGCAGAGAGCTCAAAGCAAGCGATTCGACGAGTTGTCCGAACGAGTAACGAGATTGGAAGAGTATGCGAAATCGGCTCATCATCGAATCGATCGCATAGAGCAGGGGAAAAGCCGCGCCTGATGGAGACGATCGATCTTGTCAGGCACCGGCTACATCGGGCACTGCTCGCGTCGTACAATGGCGGCTAGAACAAACACTTCCACTAACTACAACAAGAAAGAAGGAGATCCATTTTGATTGGAGATTCGAAACCTCTCCTGATCATCGACCCCGGCCATGGGGGAGCGGATCCGGGAGCGGGAGGCAACGGCATCGTGGAAAAGGCGATGACGCTGGATATTTCGTTATACCAGTACAACAGGTTCCGGGAGTTGGGAATCAAAGTTGCATTGACCAGGAACAGCGACACGACGCTGGAGCCAACGCCTAGAGCGGAGATGGTGAAGCAAAGCGGTGCGCAATACGCCATCAGCAATCATATCAATGCGGCGCCATCCAGTACGGCGGCAGGGGCGGAGACGATCTACAGCGTGTACGCGAATGGCAAAATGGCAAACGCCTTGCTGGATTCCATTGTAGGCGCGGGCCAGCCGCGAAGACGCGCGTTTTCGCGCTCCAATGAGTCAGGGGGCGACTATTACTATATGCACCGCAATACGGGCAAAGTCGCGACGGTCATCGTCGAATACGGGTTTTGCAGTAACGCGCAGGATGCCGAAAGGCTCAAGAACCAGTGGAAAACCTACGCGGAAGCGGTCGTTCAAGGCTTCTGCGCCTACATCGCCCATCCCTATAAGCCTCCTGCTGCTGCAACCGCACCAAGCAAGACAACTCCTGTAGCGAAGCCTGCCCACGCTATGAAAGACATTGAAGGGCACTGGGCAGAGCAATCCATTCTCAAAGCGCTGCAAACCGGCCTGCTTGTCGGAACGGCGGCAGACCGATTCAGCCCAGACGAGCCCATCACGAGGGCACAGCTTGCTGTTCTGCTGGACCGAATGCAATTACTCGATAAGGAGGCGAAAGCCGCGACATGATGAATGAGATCATCCATTATATCAAAGAAGAAGCGCTGGCATTGATGCCGGCGCTTTTTGTTATCGGCCTGTTGCTTAAGAATTCCCCCAAGGTACCTGACTGGACTATTCCGTGGATACTTCTGGCGTGCGGAATCGCAGGAGGCGTCTTTTTGCTGAATTCTCCGCTCGAGGGCGTGCTGCAGGGCATTCTCGTAACAGGAGCGACGGTGCTGACGCATCAATTGGCCAAGCAAACCTATGAGCGGTAATCGATCTTGGCTTTTGGCTGGGAGTGCAACTTTTGGAATGAAAAAGTTGTCAATGAAGTAGAGTAATCGAAAGCGGAACGCGATACATTCGGAATCAGCGGATTTAAAAAGAGGAGGAAATCGCAATGAAAAGTTGGAGGACGATGAGCATCTGCCTGCTGACCCTGTTTTTGACGATTTTGATGGGATGTTCTTTCAGTCAAGAATCGGGCGAAGCGACGGGCAGCAGCATAATCCTGGAGTTTTCGGAAATAGAGACGATTACCGATGCAGGCGTTCAGCTCGCGTACGATGACGTTCATGAGGTTAAAAAAATCGATAACTCGTTTATGGTTTATAAAAAAACGGCGTCCGATTCTCACTTATATCTCGGGTCTGTGCGCGACAAACAATTAACGGAATATGGCTTTGTTGGCGAGGAGACTTATATACAAGATTTTACGAAAAACGAAGAGTCGTTATTCGGACGACCAATGACGCTTATTACCGGGATATGCGGGGCAAACTGCGTCGAAAACTATTTGTTTGAGCAGGTGGACGGGCAGCCTCAGCTCATTTTGAAACTTAGCGGACATGTATTGGTTGCTGATCTGAACGAGGATGGAGAGAAAGAAGTCGTTATGATGCAAGGCTCTCCCCAAATCGAGATCCATGTCTATAAAAGGATTGGCGATCAAATCATGAAGGTTAATCTGAACGAGGAGATCGGCCTCACAAATAGCGTCACGTACAACAGTCAAACAAACGTGTTCGAGATGATCATCAATAATGAAACGAAACAGTATCGGTATGATACTGACAGCGATAGCTTGATTTCGTTATAA